AGCAGGTAGACGCCGGCAATATCGAAGTAGCGGATGCTTCGAAGCAGCCGGGCGGCGGTGAGCGCGGCGGCGCTCCGACCTAATGCCGATAGGCGGCGATCTTCGCGAGCGCCTGCGCTTCGAGCGCCGGACCATCGGCGCCGATGATGGCTATGGCAATGTCTCGCAGACCTGGGCGCTGCTCTATGGTCCGGTCGCGGCGCGCATCGAGCCGCAAGCCGGATCAGAGGAAGTGCTGAGCGAGCGGCCGACCGGTATTCAGCCGGTGGCGATTACCATCAGGTGGTCGCCAGCTGCTGCGCGGCTCGAGCCGCAGGATCGCGCCGTCGATCAGCGCTCGGGGCGGACCTTCAATGTGATCGCCGTCGCCAATGAGGATCAGCGGCGCGGCTATTTGAATATCGTGGCGAGTGCCGGGGCCGCTGATGGCTAGGGAATACGAAGTATTGCGCGATTGCGATGAGATCGAAGGATATCGGTTGAAACTGGGTATGCGTTTAACCGTCTCTGACGAGTCCTTGTATTACCATGGCGATATCGTTCTCAATGCCATGGTGAGGAGAGGGTATTTGAGACAGGCGGCCGATGGCTAGCGTGACAATCGAGGGGAGGCAGCGGCTTCGGGCCAAGGCGCGAGCGTTGCGAACCCGGGTCGCGGCCAGCGTTTATCCGGCGGTTATCCAGGCCGCCGAGCTCGTCATAGCCACGCAAAAGCGGCTGGTGCCGGTGGATGATGGCGATCTGCGCGACTCGATCCATTGGGAACAGGACGCCAAGAGCGAGAACACAACGCGGGTGCTGATCATAGCCGGTGGCCCGCCCGCGCCGCACGCCCGCATCATCGAGTTCGGCCGGCAGAACGCGGCGGCGATTCCGTTCTTTTTCGTCGGCTACAGGATCGAGCGCAAGCGCGCGAAGGCGATCATTTCCAAGGCGGTGCGCGCGGCGGTGAAGGCGGCGGCGCGATGAATCTACTTCCTGTTCAATCGTACATCCGCCAACAATTAGCGACGGCTGGCGTGCGCGTTTATGACATGCCGCCCGCCAATCCGGTCTGGCCCTACACAACTGTGGGCATCGTGGACGGCATTGAGGACTTCATCTCCGAGTGCGCAGTGGACTGGGAGGTCACCGCCGAAATTCACATCTGGTCGCGGGCGGTCGGATATGTGGAAGGTAAGCAGCTCGCCGTGACCTGTTACAATGCGCTCAGCAACCGCCATCCGATTTTTACCGGCTTTCGAGTCGGCTTGTTTGCCATGCGAAATCAGCGCTGGTTGCGCGATCCCGATGGGCTGACCTCGCATGGTGTTTTAGAGTTTAGAGCGAATTACGGTCCAGTTTGATGAGGAGAATGAACCATGGCCAATGCTATTCTTACCGATCCGAGATTTGCACGCATCTGGATCAACGCCACCGCGCCGAACGTTCCGGCAACTGCGGTAGGCGGGGTGCCGAAGGCCACCAAGTTCTGCGCCATCAATGCGAAGGCGCTCAATCAAAGCCTGGCGACCGGTACTGCGGTGGTTCCCGATTGCGATGATGTCACCAAGGTTTCGGTCATCAAGCGCACCGCTCAAAGCAAGGACTGGTCAATCACCGGCAACGGATATTTCGAACTCACCATGCGCAACGATGTTCAGAAGATCATGGACGACGGCATCTCGGTCGGCGTCGTATTCGAACTTATAGATGATGCGATACCGCCCGCTAATTCTGGGTATTATGCCGGGCGGGCGTTCCTGGAAACGTACAACCTTATCGCCAACAACACCGACAGCTATATCACCGTCGATGTCAATTTCACCGCCGATGGTCCGCTCACTTGGACCAACGCGCCATGAGCCATTGTCTTGTCACTGCCGACTTTGGCAACGGAACGTATCCTTTTGCGCTCTATCTCGGGCAGTGGGAGGAATTGCAGGAGATCACCGGCATTGGTCCACGCGAATTGTGTCAGCGATTGATCGAAAGGCGATATCTGGCGCGATGGCCGCGTGAGATCCACCGCTTGGGCCTGATCGGCGCCGGCATGAAACCGGTGCAGGCCAAGAAGCTTGTAGAGCGTTACTGCGATAGCCAGCCGTTCGAGGAGCTGTTGCCGCTGGCCGCCGAGATTGTGCTCAAGGCAATCGTCAAGATCGACGACGAGGCAGCGAAAAAAAAAGACCCAGAGCCGGCGACGGCGATGGCCGAATCCGATTTCGCGTCATCTATGGGAACGGTGCAATAATGGGGTTCACTCCCCGCCAGATCCGTCAGATGAGCATTTGGGATTATTCCTTGTGCATCGAGGGCTGGCAGAACTATCACAATCCCGAAGCGGAACAGGAGGATGACGGGATGACGCCGGAGTTGTTCCGCAAGCTGATGGATGCGCCTGTAACTGAAACGGTGAACTGAATGGCGATCGACCTGGAACGGCTCATCGTATCCTTCGAGGCCAATACGAAACAATTCGAGCGCGCCGTTAGAGCGCTGGAAGGAACAACCAAGGGCGGGCTGGACAAAGTCGAGAACGCCATCGACGCGAGCCTGCGCAGAACATCGGCACAATTTGCCCGTTTCGGCGTGTCGCTCAATCGCGGCATTACGCGCGCCCTGTTCGGGGGTGCCGGCCTTACCGGTCTGGTTACTGCCGCGGTGCATTTCATCGAGCGCGAATTCTCGCGCATATCCGATCTGTTCATACTCGGCAAGAACCTGAACATTTCGACCGAGGCCTTGCAGGCGTGGGCGCAGGCGGCGCGCAGCATGGGCATCCCCGCCCAGAACGTCTTCGATGCCTTGCGCAAGATCAATGACGAAACCCTCGATCCGCAATCAGTCTTGAACGTTCTGTTTCGCCAGAACCAAGCGATCGTCGGGACGCGCAATGTCAAGGACTTGAGCGACGCGCTATCGGCATTGTCCGACATCTTCCAGCGTCTGGCGCCGGGCGATCGCCGGACGCTATTGCAGAAACTCGGCGTCGGGCAGGAGTTCGGGGATCTATTGGGACTTTCGCCGGGTACTCTCGAAAGTCTTCGCTCCGCAGGAGTCAAGGCCGGGACGATCTTCTCCGATGGCATCGTGCAGAGCATGGCGGTCAATCGCGAGAACCTTGCCAACGAAGCACAGAAGCTCGCCGATAGTCTGATTGATGCGATCGCCAACAATCTTGACAAGAACCAATCCGAGATCGTCGGCAAGCTCGCCGATACCTTGAAGGCAGTCGTTTTTAAGGTGATCCAGGATTTCTGGAGTTCTCTCACGACGGCAAAGCCCGACGGGGTCAGTTGGCGGCAATTGCCGATGACCAGCGGATATGGGCTTGAGGTCAATGATCTCGCCAAGAGTTCCATGTTGGCCGGCACTCATGCCGATGTCGGCGGCGGCTATGGAGCCGGACGTTCGGCCTATGGCGGTCTATATCCGCCGGCGCCGCCAGCGGCGGTGACAACCGCACGGCCGTCATTGACCTTTTCCCAGACCATCGGGAATATCACCCAACAAGCCAACGCCGTCGATGTGCTGGCCGATTCGCTCCAGCATGAACTCGATATGCTGGGCAAGTCTGAGCGCGAGCAGGCGGCGATGAATATTGCCTGGATGGGCGGCAGCACTGCCGCTCAGGATCTTGCTCGACAGGTTCAGGACTACAAGGATCAGCTTGCGACCTTGAACGATCTCAACAATGCGGTCAGGGACTCGACCAAGGGGTTTGCCTCCGACCTCTTGAATGGTGTTTCTGCCGGTGACGCCTTCAATAACATGCTGCGGCGGTTGGCTGATGCTCTGTTGGATCTGGCATTCCGCAATCTGTTTGCTGCCGGCGGCGCGCAAGGCGGCTTGCTTGGGCAACTGCTGAGTTTCGGCGGCATCAACTTGCCGGCTGCTGGGAGTCAGACTTCGGTCAGCAATGCTCCGCTCTCCGGTTCATCGATGCGGGGCAACGGCATGGCGCCGGCGTTCCAGACCAATATCCATGTATCGGGCTCGGTCGATCAGAAGACGCTTGCGGCAATGAACGGCATGATCCAGCGCAACAACGCGCGCCAGAACCAGGAGCTCCAGCGTAATTGGGGTGCCCACCAAGCGCGCTATGCGAGCTTGCGGGGGCCGTAAAAATGGCCGACGTCATCTATGATCTCTGCATCCTGACGCCGGCTGACATCACGATCGATGTCGTCGGCTCGGCGATCGAGGGCGGAAGGTCGCTGTCGGGGGTGACGCAATCGATCGATTACGGCGGCGGCGGGTTTGTCGCCGTCACCTATGGCGGGATTCAGTTGTTCTCGGCTGCCCAGGCTAAGGTTTGGAACAAGTGCGCCGCAACTCTCAACGGCTCGGTCAGGACGGTCCTGCTTCCGCTGTGGACTGACCTGGTGGCGGCGCGCAATCCGGCCGGGCTGGCGGCGGGCGGTCCGGGCGGTCCCGCCAATCCCACAGTTCAGGCGGCGGTGCTGATGGGCGTCACCCAGCTTAATCTTGCCGGCCTTGGTACCGTGGTCATCGAGGGTGGCGAATGGTTCTCGATCAATCACGGCGGGGTGGTCGAAGATCGCGCCTATCGGGTGACCAAGTTCACCGCGCCCAACGTGATCAATTTCATGCCGCCGCTCCGCAAGGATACCGCGGCGGGCACGGTGTGCGATTTTTGGCGGCCGTCGTGCAAGATGCGGCTTGCGGCAGGCGAGACCATGGCATGGCAATTCCGGGCGCCTGGCGGCAATTCCGAGCTTAGCGTCAATTTCGTGGAGAGCTTTTGATGAAACAGAGCATCACTGTGAAGAACGAAACGGGAAAGATCATCTATGAAATCGAGGACGAAGCGCCGTCCGAAGCCAAGACCGTGAGGATCGCCGTTGAAACGCTCGTGATCGTGATCACCATCATCCCGGCAGAGGCGGAAAGGGAGGAGCGGTAATGGATACCTACAAATCACAAGTTGATGCCGCTGCAGACAAAGCACAGCAGCAACGATTGCTCGCAGCGCTGAATGGTGCGGCCAATGCTCTGCGGCGGGATTACTCCGGAGCATGGACGATCAACGGCTCGCGTGGGCACGTCTACACATGGGGCGACGGAAAGTCGTGGGTGCTCGTTCTGCACGGCGATCCGTACATCTTACGAAGCAAGAAGAAATGGACGTGGATCAAGAGAGCCCTGTCATTCTGCGAGGTGACCCAGGATGGCGATGAAGAGGGATGTCTTCGTCTGTTCGATCTTCCTGATCCTGACCAAGCGGAGGCTATTCGTGACGCCCTGGGCATATCGCAGACCAGACCTCCTCCGGCGAACGCTTTCGAGAGCGGCTGGATGGCGACTATTTAGAGGAAAATCGGCCGGGCCATGAACTACCTCACCCCAGCCACCGCCGACCTTTTCCGGGGCAATCTGAACCTGGGGATATTCATCCGGCTGGATCATCCCGACCCGGCCGGGGTGCTGCGGCTGTGGCTTGGGGTCAATGAGATCAAGATGACCATGGCTGGCGTCGAGACCGGCCTTCATAGCTATTACGGCGCCGGGCGATTGCAGAGCGTGCCCGAACTTGAAGCGATCATCAACGATGGCGCGCAACGAATGGAAATCACCATCGAGGGGGTTTCTGATGAAGCGCAGGCGCGCATCGACTCAGACCCGCCCGATGTTGTGGGCAAAAAACTCCACATCGGCATGGCGGCATTCGATGCCAATTGGCAGCCAACCGTCATGGATATCTTGCCGCTCCAGCATGGACTCGCTGATTACTGGTCAATGAGCGCGACGATCAGTCGGGGCGGGATGCAGCCTCAGTCGCAACTTCGCACACTGTCGCTCTCGGCATCTGTCGGCCAGACCGGGCGGTCGAGACCGCGGCGCGCCACCTACACCGACGCACAGCAGAAGTTCCGATTTCCGACCGACGACTTCTGCATCAACGTGGCGCGCTATGATCGGGGGTTCACGGTTGCCTGGCCCAAATTCGGTTGATCGCTCGCTGGAAAAGCGGCTAGCGTTGCCGGGCTATCTCGATGAGCTCTCAGGCCGTCCGTGGGTCTGGTCGCAATGCGATTGCACGATGGCGGTCGGCGAATGGATCAGGCGGATAACCGGGTCTGATCCGCTCCGCGGGTTCCGCGGAACCTATGCTAGTCCTGACGAGGCGCGCGAGACCGTCCGGAAAGCCGGGGGGTTCCTGCCTACCCTCGGCATGCTGTTCGATGAAGCCGGCATCGCGTGCACTGCCGACTATGAGGATGGCGACGTGGCGGCGGTCCAGGCGGGCGTGGGCGAGAGGTTTGTCCTACCCGTCGTCGGTTGCATTCTGGCGATCCGATTCGGCGATCTGTGGGTGGCGAAAGCGCACCGCGGCATCGTGGCTCGCGGCTTCACGGTGATCCACGGGTGGCGCCTATGATGGACCCGATTCTGACGCCGCTCATTGTTGGCGCTCTTGGCGGCTCGGCTGCACTTACCGCGGCAATCGGCGCCACCGCCGCGGCCATCATCCCGCACGTTCTGTCATTTGTCATTGTCGCCGGCATCAGTGTCGGGCTGTATCCCT